AGTTTCCGGAACAGGTAAGTTTTTATTACCTAAGTAAAATGATACCTGATCTTTTTTAGCTTTTGGCATTGTACATACTTACTATGGATATTCCAAATTATACACATAAATCATAGTGATGAGTAATATAATTCTTACTGACAACAAGTTCAATCCAGATAATGTTTGGACGTTACCGTTAAAGGGCTATATGGAAATGCCCACAGCTGGTGGGTTGCCTGTATATCCTGGCCCAGAGTTTTTAGAGCTGTTTGATCAAGAAGGCTACGTGATGACCGATCTTGAAGTTATATTTGCAGAAGAACACAGTTCTGCTATACATGTTCATTACACTCACCAAAACTGTATTAAAGCACCATGGTTTAAGCAAAAAGATATTGTTTATGAAGGCGCGAACTTAAATCACAGTTTATTGTTCCACCGCAAAGGGTTTACTGGAGCTGCTTTAGAACAGATTAAGCTTTGGTCCCAATGGAACACTCAATTATATAAACTTATTAAACTAAAACCGAAATGGGGATTAGACTTTTCTGTGGACTATACAGATAAAGAAGGAAATTGTATTGAAACCATACATTATGAACATGATGAGTTTAGTTATGATGCTATTGAAGCAAGACGTCAATTAGTAGAACCTATATTTGCGAATACAGATTGGAATGATTTTTCTAAGCAAATATTAAAACGTAAAGACGAATGGATTAATTTAGATTTATTTGCGCAAGGAGACTGGAAATGTGCATATTTAGGTATTCCTACAGATAGCCAAAAAATGATATCCTGGGCAGATTAAAGTTTCAAACAGACTGGTATTATGTAAATAATTGTATAACATGTTACCGTCTGCAAATAAGCTTACTTTTGAATACCACGATAAACTCAATCCAGAGATATGGGAGCATGGTAAGCTTAAGCCTGAAATAAAAAATAAGCTTTTGGAAGTAGCACAAGCGTTTTTAGAATCAATAGATTTAGATATTGATGTAGAGGATATACTCTTTACTGGTTCTTTAGCCAACTACAACTATACACCTTTTAGTGATATAGATTTGCATATATTAACAGACTTTAAAGAGTATAAAGTGGAACAAGATCTACTTAAGGACTATCTCAAAGCTAAAAAAACGGTATGGAACAGTGCTCATAACATACAAATTAAAGGTTATGATGTGGAAGCGTATGTACAGGATAAAAACGAAAAACATTACGCTACAGGAATTTATTCTATTAAAAATGATGCTTGGTTGGTGGCACCGAGCAAGGCTAAACCTATTAACCAAGAAGAGGTGTTAGCAAAAGTAAAGTCAATGAAAGATGCTATTGATCATGCTTTAAGCGATAAATGCGATTTAGAGTGTGCAGAGAATATAAAAGAAAAAATAATGAAAACAAGACAAGCCGGGCTTGAAAAAGCTGGTGAATTCTCTGTAGAAAACTTAGCTTATAAAGAATTGAGACGTTCTGGTGATTTAGAAAGACTGATACAGGGAGTATTAACCAAAAAAGACAATGAACTCTCTATAAAGAACGAAACATTTAAAATGTATACCAATATGTTTGGTATTGAAACTGGTGGTAAAGGAAGTAGAGGTCGTAGGGATCATGGTTTAACAGCTGGTGCTTCAAAATTAACTAAAAGTGATACAAAATCTGTAAGTCTTGTAGCCGCTACTCATAGAGAGATGGAAACCCCGTTTCACGAAATTGAAAATCTTAAAAAGAAAGAAAAGGGTAAAACCTATCTCATACCACAAACTGCAAGCGCGATTGCACGGTTTTATAATATGAATTTTGATAAAGTTTTAACTGAACCACGTGGTTTGAGTACTTCTGGTATTGTGCTTGGGTACGACTCCTCTGTAAACAAATATTATTTGCAAAAAGGTAAAAAATAATGAGCGATCAACTACAACAAGCAGTTCTTAATAAAAGTAGGAAAGATAAATTTCGGTTAATATTATCTTTACCGGATGCTCTTAAAAGTATCAATCAACCTACCGCAGAAATTAGAGGCGATAATAATTTAAGCTTAGATACTTTACAATATTCAGTTTACGGTACAGTTGTACCAGCTACCACTATTAATGCGATGAATTTACCGTTTGCGGGTCAAACATTAAACTTAACATCTGGTAGCAGGGAAAAATATCAAGATATTACTGTTAATTTTACTGTTGATAACGGATTCAATAACTGGTGGGTATTGTGGAAGTGGTTGGATTATATAAACGGGTCGCAAAATAGCTTATTTGATCCTAATAACTTGACTACTTTACCTACTTCCCCGGCTGGTTACGGAAGCTTGACAAATCTACAGCCCTATCAGACCACAATAGCGGTGTACGGGTTGGATGAATACAACAATAATAAAATCCGTTGGACGTATAGCAAAGCGTTTATTACTAATTTAACAGGAATAACTTATAGTTATAGAGATGCTGATCAGTTAGAGTCTTCTTTTACGTTTTCATTTAGTCAGTTAAATGCAGAATTACTTTAATTTGTTGAGGTTTCATTCCGAAAAAGCCTAAATAATAATATAATACTACTATGGCTACCCTACGTCAAATACAATCCCCAGGAGTACAAATCAACGAAATTGACCTTTCTCAAACAGCAACAGTACCAAACGGCACAAATATATTTGTAACCGGATTTGCTGCGCAGGGTCCGTCTTCTGAGATTATAAATCTTACTACTAATTCAGACTTTTTAAATATTTTCGGTGCACCAACAAATGCAGCTGAACGTTATTTTTATTATACAGTTAATCAATTATTTACAGGCGGTACAAATGCACAAGTAAGTGTTGCACGTTTACCATACGGACCTGATTTAGGAGACGGTTATAATTCAGACAAATACAGCGCATTAGTATTCCCAGTACTACCTGTTTCAGCAGGTGATACTCCGTCACATGCAGCAGGTTCTTCGTCAATTATAGCTCTTTCATCAGCACAGACATATTACTTTGCGCAACCAACACTTGTTGATCTTTCTTTAGCAGATTATAATAATATTAAACAAGGCACTATTAATTGGTCAGCCTTTGGTGGTGGTAACGGTTTATCATATAATCCTATTACAGGTTATTCGTCTCTATCTGCTAACAGTATTGGTATGATTGTCTTAAACGAAGCTAAGACAACTATTAACGAAAAGTTTGAAGGTCTTTATTTAAACTTAGCAGATAATCGTAACATTAACCCAAGCACACCTTATACAGCAGTATTAAGTGCAGTTAGTATTACACAGGACAACCAATACAACACGACTTACCAACAGATACCTAATAGTCGTTTAACATTCGCATTAAGTGCAAATGCAACGGACAACTTCTCAAGCTTATCTCGCGATATTGAAAACATTCCTCAATACACAATTACATTAGCTTCTTCAGCTTATAACGATATGGCAGTGTTGTCGTTGTTTAAGGTAAGAACAACTCCATTTGCTCCAAACCCATTACAACTATCTTATAGCTTAGTTGAAGGTTATGCAACATCGTTCTATGCTAACCGCACAATACAAGATATTAACGGTGGTGCTCCACAAAACGACTTCATACAGAACGTTATTGACTCAAAGTCAAGCAACTTAACAGTATTAGTTAACCCTAACATTTCAAACAACGTAGCTTGGTTAGATGCTAACGGTAATGCAACAAAGTCAATTAGAGTACTTGGTGCAGGAGATGTAACTAATACAACTATTGCAGGTGGCTTTAGAGAAGCAGATGTTCTTTATCCATTAGGTGTATATTCACAATCTCTTGACACAACTAATGTAAAGCTTATCGGTAACGGTGCTGCTAAATTAGCAAAGGTTTTAGATACAGCTTCAAATGCTGATCTATACGATATTGACGTTGTGATTGACGGCGGTGTTTCAACTGTTATTGCAGTTGCAGCGCTTTCAAGCTTAAGTGCAGCTACATTTGACGATACAGCATACAATGCAGACATTGACAATGCTCTAATTGCTTTAACAAATACTCAAGGCACATATCAGCCTGGTAGTACTAATGTAGATCCAGTCGGTACATGGCAAGCAATTACACAACAGTTCGTACAGTTTACAACGAATGTTCGTAAAGATTGTATCTTTATTTCTGATCCATTACGTCACATTTTTGTGCAAGGTGCAAACTTTAAGACATTAAACGACAAAACATTAAACTTCTCAAACAACATTTACTGGCCACTACGCAATTCGTATCAAGGCTATAACACAAGTTATGCAGCTACATACGGCAATTGGGCATCAGTATTAGATCAGTTTAGTTCACAAAATGTTTGGATACCGTTCTCTGGTTTTGCGGCAGCAGTTTATACGAATAACGATGCTATTGCTTATCCATGGGGTGCTCCGGCAGGGTTTAATCGTGGTGCAGTAACCGGTTTAATTGACATCGCAATTAATCCACAACAGAAACAACGCGATCTACTTTATAAGATCTCAGTTAACCCTGTAGTTAACTTCCCAAATGAAGGGTTTACAATTTACGGGCAAAAGACACTATTAAAGACACCAAGTGCATTTGATCGTGTTAATGTCCGTCGTCTATTCCTCTTCTTAGAAAAATCAGTTCTTAATACAAGTAAATTATTTGTATTTGAACCAAACACAACGTTTACACAAAACCGTTTAGTTAATACAATTAAGCCTGTGTTTGATTTAGCTAAGAACACTCAAGGTTTATACGACTACTTAATTGTGTGTAACGCAACTAATAATACACCTGATGTTGTTGACGATAACTCTCTTGTTGTAGATATCTATATTAAGCCAGTTCGTACAGCAGAATTTATCTTAGTAAACTTCTACGCTACTAAGACATCTCAAAACTTCCAGGAATTATTACAATAACCTTAACATAAATATTTAATATGTCACAAACAATACAAGACTTCTATAGAGTAGCACAGCAAAGAGACTTTGCACGTGACTACATGTTACGGGTAGTTTCTATCGGTAGTAGCACGTTTAATGAAGACGATTTCGTTTATATTACTACAGCTACTTTACCCGACAGAGCTATTACAAATCAAACAGCAACTTATATGGGTCTGGATTTTAACTTTCCTGGTACTGTAAAGTATCCTGGTAGTAATGGTTGGGATGTAACGTTCCGTGCTGATAAAGCTAACTTACTTCGTAACAAATTAGAAACATGGCAGAGAAGCCTTATTTTTGATGATCAGACAAGTCAAGGGGATTTATCAGTAAGAGGTCCAGAATCTATTATTCAACTTAACCAAGTTGATGATAAATTAAACATACTCAATTCTTATACCTTATACGGTGCTTATATTCAAAAATTAGGCACATTAAAGTATGATATTGCAGGTACCGGTAAACCATTAGATTTCACAGCTACATTAGCTTTCCATTATTGGACTGATACTGCTGTAGGTTGATATAACCAATATATAACAAATGACCCGGCTGAAAAGTCGGGTTTTTTGTTGTTCTAAGCTTAAGTATTAGTATGCCAGATACATTGCCAAATATACAGAATTTTTACGATGCAGTAAAAACGTATGGCATTGGCAGGAAGTATAATTTTGTATTAGAAGCTATAGATGGTGCACCACCAGATGTAGATACATTGCTTAAGAATTCTCCTTATACTTTATACGCACAATCTGCTAAAATACCTTCAAGAAGAATAACTACAGCAAAGGTACCATATAAAGCATTTGAGTTTAATGTACCTACAACTGTTAGCTATCCTGATAATGAATCTTGGGAGTTAACATTTATATCGGACAATTATTTAAACATTAGAAACATATTTGAAACCTGGAGTAGGTACTTGTATAACAACGAAACTAATTCCATGGACCCTACAGCGATAAATTTCGGTAAATGTAACTTAACATTTAACCTTTTATCTGAACCTATTGCAACTAACCCTGCAGGTACAGTTCCTGACCCGGCTGGGAATATATATTCCCCAAAAAGCTATACTTTATACGGGGTATATCCAACTGTAATAAATGGTGCTCAATATGATGTATCCAGCGCTGGGCAAGAGGTTGCAAAAGTAACAGTTACCTTAGCATTTCAATTTTTCACTACAGTATAAACCGTCGTTTAATCCGTAAGTATTAACAAACATGTCTACAAATCAAACATTACAGCAGTTTTATCAGTCAGCACAGACATATGGTTTTTCAAGAGATTACCAAGCACGTGTTACTGCTATACATCTTAACGGTCAAGTACTTGGAGAAGATCGTTTAGTGTATATCAAGAGTATGGCTTTACCAAGTAAAAAAGCGGCTATATCAACAGTTAAGTATTACGGGGTAGACATTCATTCAACAGGTACAAGAAATTACGGAGAATCGGAACAGTGGGAATTAACGTTTTTAACAGATCAGACTCTATACTTAAAACAATGGTTTGAACAACGCTTAGAAGAAGTTGCTGCAAACAACCCTAATCGTATTAAAGCTAATCCGGTTTCTACCACAGAAAATTTTGCTCAAATAGAGGTATTAGATGATGCCCTTGAAACAGTTGCAACATATAAATTAAATGGTTTATTTGTAGTAAGCACACCTGGTATAACATTTAATATGGACGGTACTGGTAAGGTACAGGAATTTAAAGTGGTGCTTGGTTATCAGTACTGGGAATCATTTAACGGTACAAGCCCATCTTATAGTACTTTTGGTATTAATGGGTCAAACACTAACGGTGGTGTAAATGCTAGCGGTGGTGCCGGGGCTAGTACAGGTTTCGGCTTAAATGATGTACTAAACGGTTTACGCACCGTTACCCAAGTGGCTAACACAGTCAAGGGTACAGTTAATGCAATTGGTGGTGTAGCAAATGCTCTCAACACTACCAGCCATGCAATAAGAAGAAGGTAAAATGCCTGATACAAATTACACGTTCCTTACTCAGGTCCTTTCGGATCCGAATCTACATATACCTGTAGAGGCTAATTTTGCTGTAGGGTTTACCAATTTAAAAGGTGCAGATGGTGGTAGTAGTATATTATCAAATTTAAATTATGCTTTTGCCTCAAACACAGGAGATGTTACAGATTTGTACTTAGATGTAATTGATGTGGCCGGACGCTTAAATTACTGGAATTCTATTAACAAGGATGATGTATTTTTTGCTAATGGTGTAACAATGCCCGGGGAATCTATTAATGCAGGTAAAGCAGGCGGTGCTTTAGCACCTTCTGGTAATAGTACAGCTGCAGCAGCTGCTGCAGGGGTAAACGGTTATGGTGGTTTCTTAGGTGGTAACTATCTTAGTGGTAGAACCAGTGTAGCGAATGTTGATATAATGTTTTTAGAAACTAACCAATCTTTTATTGATTATGTATTGAGACCATGGGTGATTGCAGTTTCCCATTATGGGTTATTTGCACGAAATTCATCAGTTACTGCTGCAAGTCAAAACTTTAAAACAGATATTATTGTTTCTTTTATTAATAAAACAACTCCAAACGGAGGCGCTGCTCCTCACCGTAAAACAATAACCTATAAAAACGCGGTTCCAATTGCTGTTGATGCGTCCACGTTTAATTTCAGTTACGGGAACCCTAAAACCGGAACTCGCAGTGTCAAGACAACCTGGACATACTCTACGTATGAGGTAAGTTAATAGGCGATGCCTTTCAAGTTAAATGCTTATCTACCCAGCAAACAGACTGAGGTACAGATAAAAGAGCTTTATTATAAACAATATAGAGAGCTTGTTAAAAGCTTGTATAATACTGACAAAAAGGAAACTATCCAGCAATACAACTCTATACTACAAGATCTTTGTTCTGATATAGTTGATAAGGATATTACCTTTGAAGATAAATTATCTCTACTTTTAACTATTCGTAATTATTGTATAAGTCCGGATTTAAGATTGAAAGGTACCTTATCGGATGGTGGCACGTTCAATTATTCTATTACTGTAGAGGAATTAATTAAAAAAGTAAAGAATATTAATAAATCCACATCGTTACAATATAACAATATTACAATAGAGATATCGTCATATAAGATAAGAGACGAACACATTTTCCTTAGTAATAACAAAGATATATTTGTTATTTTAGCATCTTATATAGATACTATAAAAGTTGAAAACGAGCTTGTTATATTTAAGGATTTAACAATGGATGAACGGTTAAGAGTGGTTGAGTCGTTACCGTATGCATTAGTTACCGATCTTACAAAAGTAATAGAAAATAAAGAGAATGAATACGAGGTGTTTGATTTACTATCGGTACCTAATCCAGTAACCAAACAACCAGTACTAAGACTTTCATGTAATATAACTTATGAAGTGTTACAAAAATGTATTGAGCTATTGTTTACGGAAAATTTAAATAACGTTTATAGAGCGTTCTATAATATGATTAAATTTGCAGGGTTTGATCCAAATTATATAGATAAAATTACCCCAGTAGAGTTGCAAGTATATTGGATGTATTACATGCAAGATATACAAAAAGCAGAGTCTGAAAAAAGCGCTAACACTAAATCCGGCGGGTTAAACATGCCAATGACTCCTAATACCGAGCTGGGATTCTAAAATAATAATGTAATTAACAATATGGCAAATATTAATACTGTTTTAGCTACTCTCAATGCTATATCTGATAAAAACTCTATAGATGTGTTTTTGCCATCTTTACAGCGAGTGGTAAAGTTTAAGCCGCTTACAGCTAAGCAGCAAAAAGGCTTCTATGCCTGTATTGTTGATAACGTTTTATTTGATACAAAATTTGTTTTAAATACATATCAAATTTTAAAAGAAAATTGCACAGAGGACATTATTGATACTTTAACTATAATAGACCGTATTGTTATATTATTAGCATTAAGAAAAGATGCCCTGGGCACTCAAATAACTATTGATGAAGAAACAGGAGATTTTGATAGTTGTTTAAATTATGCAGCTTCTTTATCAGGAGTGCCAAGTAATGCGGTTTATAAAATAGATAATTTAGAAATTGAATTGAAAGTACCTACAATAAAAGAACAATATGACATGGAAGTAGAGTTAAGAGGAAATCTTAAAGAAACAAAATACATGCCTGAAGAAGCAATAAGTGAAGTAGTGATAAACAGCGTTGCTTTGTTTGTAGAAAGTATAAAATCAGAAGCAGAAAACTTAGAGTATAAGTCGTTTACATGGGTTGACCGGTTACAGATAATAGAAAATTTACCTTCAAGTGTAATTAATAGTATCCAGTCTTATCTGGATAGTTATAGTAATATAAGAGAAAACTTATTACAAATACAAAGAGAAAACGATACAACAATTGAATTTAATGTAACTGCGGATTTCTTTTTACGTAAATGACGTAAAGGTTACTCTCGTTCCTAAGTATTTTTATGGCAGAAGACCTTAAAGACACACTGGATACACTTAATAAAACATTAAGCAATCTAAGCACATCTGTTGGTCCGTTGCCTACTTCGTTAAGTCTTGTAGACAATAAAGTTGAGAGTTTAGGAGAAAGCATTAAAAAGCTTAATACTGCTATTGGTAAAATTAAGCCTAATAAAGACGTAGAAACGTTTATAGAGGCATTAGATAAGAGTAAAGCAATGAAAGACATCAGTAGTCTTATTGATGCTACTGAAGGTGCAAACCAGCGCGCTGAATTAGAACAGGATTCTCGTACTCAGTATATAGACGCTTTAAAAACTCAAACAGAAGAAATTAAAAAGTTACAAAAAACTAACAATGATCGTTTAGAATACGATAAACAGCAAGAAGAAAATAAAAAGAAAGAAAAAACATTACAAGCAGCTTTACCTAAACAAGAAAAGTCTACAGGAAACATCTACGAAGATAATTCTGCATTTCAAGTAATTGATAAAAAACTGAGCAGTATAGATGAAAAGATAAAAGAGTTTGAAAAAGGTAAAGGTAAGGGATACACTGCTGCAAAAGAAAGAATAAATAAAAATATAGAAAAATTTAAAATTGAAGGTAAGGACCCTGCCGAATTAGGTGCGCTTGAAAAAATACTTAAAGCAACAGGGGCAAGCAAGTATACAGATAAGTTTTTAGATAAAGTAGGTAAAGCTCAACAAAAAGACCTTGATAAGTTAATGCCTAAACAGGCAAGAGAATATAGAAAATTACAAAGAGAAAAGAAAAAACTAACCAAGTCTCAAGAGGGGGTTGAAAGCGCTATTGAAAAAACTGTATTAGGGCCTGAAGGCAATTTAGAAGGTGTTGCTGCAGCTGAAACAGAAAAGATATTAAAACGTAAAAAACTTACACCAGAAGAAAAGGCTGCTATAGCTAAAGCACCAGTGGTTGACTTTAGTGAAAAAAAGCAACCACCGCTTACACCAGAAGAGCAAAAAAGACGTGATGAATTTGAAAAACAGGCTATGGCTGAAGAAATGGGGCAGCCTACAAAAGAAGAAAAGAAAGAAGCTACTGGACGCATTGAAGTTGAAATAGTAGATATTAACGACGAAGTAATTAAGGCTTTATCTGGAGAAATTGCTAATGCTATAAAAGATGTATTGGAGGAGGAAGAGGTTGACAAAAATGCAAAAGACCAACAGAAACAAGATGAGATTAAGGCTAAAGAAAACCAATCACCAGAAACACCTAAAACACCAGAACAAATAAAAGAAGAGAAAAGACTCGCGCGGAATGCAAAACGTAGAGAGCAATATGCAGCTAAAAGAGCGGAAGAGGAAGAGCGTAAAAAGAAAGAAAAAGAAGCTGCTACATTAAATGTAGAAGGTGGTGGTAGTATACCTAAAGACTTAGCTGGTGCAGGAGAAGAGGCGGTGTTAAATGCTGCTAAACCAGCGGCTGGCAATGCTGCAGAAACTGCAGCTGTAATAGCATTAGAAGGAGTACTTGCTGAGGGTGGTCCTGCTAATAAAAAAGATACATATCTTGTAGGAGAAAGAGGACCTGAGCTTTTTACACCAAACACTGATGGTAAAGTTATACCTAATAGCGAATTAAAAACTATGCTCGGTAGAAAGGGCGGAGTTAAGGGCACATCTGCTTTACAACAAGCAGCAGAAGGTCCAAAGAATACTACTAATGTAACAAATACTACTATGGATGGGGATGTAACAGGTACATCTGTTACAGAAAATGTCGCTCAGAGTAACACTAACATATCCGCAGAGCCTTCAGAAGCATTAAAAACAGTAGCATCAACACCTTCCACAGTTACTAACTCCACCCAAGCAGATAATAGTGATATGTTAACAGCTATTAACCAAACTTTACGTGAAATTAGTGATAAGCTATCTGTTACACCTACAGCTACTAATAGCGGTGGGGGTGGTGTATTAGCTAATAACTCAACAGTTCACACGTATAATATTACTACTCAAGGTAATCCTATAACTAATTCTCGTATGAAAACGGATAATATGATGTATGCAAGGAGAGCCGCTAATTAAATATATATATGGCTGTTCCTACACAACAATCTAATACTTCCGTAAGAACGGCTAACACTACACCGTTTAATGTTACAGCTAAACCTACAAACGGTGGAGCACCCTTATTGACACCTAACGGTACTGGTAACTTTGATGTGCATGGTACATTTCCATGGGCTTTAAATGCTACCCCTAATTTAAGAAAATATGTACCTAAAATTGTATTAACCGAGTACAAAGTAACCTCTTCTGCTGCTGCACGGGCTTTAAAACTTATGTTAGCTCAGGGTTCTGAATCCCCACTTGCAAGAGCTTCCGTAGGTGGGGCTATTGGTAGTACTGTTGGTGGTGCAATCGGTGTAGCTGCAGGTGCTGGTGGCGCGACAGCAGGTGCTGCAGCTGGTGCTGCAGTTGGAGCTCTATTTGGCGGTGTTGGAGCCATACCCGGTGCAATTATTGGTGGTATTATTGGTGGGGTGGGTAGTAGTATAGGTGGACAAGTAGTGGGTGGTGCAGTTGGAGCAGCAGCCGGGGCACTCGGTCCTAATTATGGAGATTTAACAGGCTTTACTAACGATAGCCCTTATTACGGTTTATACGAAGGTAAGCCAACTGGTTTTACGTACGATATACCTTATCTAAATGTAGATTCAAATATGGCTACAATGAACGGTAAGTGGGCAGCAGTGACAGGCGAAGAGAGCTCAAGACTATTAGCTACGGGCGGTAAAGCTTTGGGTGGCCAGCTTGGTGGTAGCTTAGGTAGTTTAATTGGCGGTCTTGCGGGCGGTGCTGCAGCAAAAACATTTAATGATGCTGCAAGTATAGGCGCAGCTGATTTAGCTTTTAGAAACCCAGGCGTATCTAAAGAAAGTGTTAAAGCATATTCACCTGTAGATGAAGGTGAAAAGATTAAGGTTTCGTTTTATTTATACAATACTGAAAATGTAGCAGATATTAAAAAGAATTGGGACTTTTTGTTTACATTAAGTTATCAAAATCTACCAAATAGACGGTCCTTAAACTTAATGGACCCACCAAGCTTGTATAGTGTTGAAGTACCTAACTTTAAGTATTTTCCAGCTGCAGTAATAAGTTCTGTACAAGTAGCAAATGTAGGTACCACTCGCATGGTAGATATAACTACTGGGGAAATTGTACCTACTTATGCGGGTAATAATAGTAGTGTAAAAATTATACCAGAAGCGTATTTAGTAACAATTGATATTCAATGTTTAATCATGAATTCAAGAAATCTTTTCTATTATATTAACGATGCTTCTGTTAACAACAAAATAACAGTTATAGAAAAATCTACATCAACAGGATAATTTATGGACTTAGACGGACAAAAACAAAATAATATATCTAATTTAGCAACTCTTAGTCAGCTAAACTTAGAGAATCTGTTTAAAGTATATAGAGAAAATGTATACGGTACGAGCAATAATTATTTTTACAATTTAATCGGCACAGTTAATATGCCTGATAATATAGATGCAAGCACGTATACAACGTTTACTGTTACCACTGATTATATGCCGTGGACACTTATTTCGCAGAAATGTTACAATACACCAAACTTATGGTGGCTTATATGTAGTACAAATAACATACAAAACCCTATACAATTTCCTAAAGCAGGTACCGTATTAAAAGTATTAACTCCGACTTACGTATCTGGAGTATTACAGCAAATTAACCAAAACTAATGACGTATTCTAACTTAGCAGTTAATAATATACCCCCTCTTGAAACAAATACCAAAGTATACAATCGGCAAAAATATCAAATTGATATTGTGTTTGATAACTTACAAGGTAATACGTTTCAGTTGAATTTAGCTGCGCTTGTATCTTTAGATATAGAAGAAGACAGTAGAGATTGGTACAAAAGAGCGAGTCTTGTAATTAGAAACCCAGATAATGTATTTGAACAAAAAATAATTGCAGGCGCTACCTCTAATCAGTATTATAAGTTTCGTAATGACGGTAGAGATATTGTTTATATAGTAATAAAACTAATAGAAGATACCGATTTAAAAGAAAGCGGTATTCAAGTAGACTATGATGTATGGGGTATGTCTTATAAATTTGTAGTATATGATAGAGAAGATATACCTGGAGATTCTTCTAAACAAAAACAATTAAAACTCTATTTGTGGGAATACGAACAACAAATACTTGCTGAAACAAATTTAGCATGGTCAACTAATAAGCTTTTATCTGGTGGTATATCACCTGCTGATGCTACTGATGCACAAAAATTAGTACCAACCGGTACAGCGATAAAAAATTTATTAATAGATGCTTTAACTAATTACCTACCCCCTGTATTTGATAGTAATTGGGATGTAGGTTCAAGTAAAATATCCTATACTGCACCTGCAAATTATACTGCTTCAGATAGTTTAAACTATTTAATGAAGAAGCATGTAAGTGCTCAAATAGGTGCAGATGGGGGCGCTGATCCGTGCGTACTTACTCGTACTCGTTTTACAAATAAGTGGAAACTCTTCTCATATAGTAATTTATTTAATCAAGCTATTAACGCCGGCTCAATTGGACTTAATTTGTCTGTACCTACTGCTGGTAGTCTACAAAGAGAGGTGATGGTATTGACAGAACAAATAGGTAGCGAAGAGAATGAGTATTTGTTTAGTTTACCTCAATCTCCTTACAGCTCAGGCATAGCGAACACTAATTTTAATGACCCTACAATAAGCTCTATACAAAACATAAACTTTGTTGATATGTCTACTATAGATAGTATGCAAGAGATGGTAACAACCCCTTGTTACAGTAACAATCTTAAAGATAAAACGTTTAGCGTAGACTTTAAAAACAACGACATACAAAATGTAAAATCTTATATCAATAATAACTATTCAAATAAGATGAAACTGTATGCTAAACCAGATACTTTACTGACATTAAATAAAACTAAAACAGATACATTAGCTGTTAAGAATGTTTATTCTTATAGTCCAGACAAACAAAGTCAGTTAGCAGAAGGTAGAAACATGTTGTTAACATCTGCTTTATACTATAACACTTCTGTAAGCTTTAAAGTATTAGGTACAACAATGAGAGAAGCAGGTACTTTTATAGGTATACGTAAAGGTAGTGGGTTTGTTGCGGATGAATTTGCTAATAAACTATTAGGACAGTGGTTAACATATAATGTTGTACATCACTTTACTGAAACAGATTATACCAATCAAATAACTGCATTAAGGATGCATGCTAATGATAACATTGGCGTATTATCAACTGTAAAATGAACTACGTAAAATCATTTGATTATTACAACTCCTTAACATTATTGCCTGGTTATACTACCCCAGGCCGGGAAAACGAACAAAATGTTGCTAAGGCCGAGTACACTACTAACTTTTCATCTAACCCGATTGGTTCAAAAGTAGACTTCTATAACCACTTAAACGACCCGTGTTTATCGTTATACGCTCCAAATCCGGTATTTAATTTACCGTTACCTCTTTCTGCATTAGACCCGCAAACATTTAACGGGTGGTGGGATAATGCGATGTTTTACTCTCACCCAGAAGTTACTGCTCAATTAAGTGCAGATACACCAAGTGTATATCAAAACTATTCTGATTCGGTAGGGTATTTAAGCTATGCTCCTTCAGAAAACGATCCTACTGCCCTCACATTTGGTTGCGATGCTACAAGTACTGCCATAACACCTAAAATACCTAATAGATTGTTAGGAGTAATTAACGGTTTAAATTCAAGTGTATTAACCAAGTTTAATCAGTTTACTCCAGCCGGTTTAGGTGCTACTAAAAATACATTCTTACAGCAAGTAGGGGCATTTAAAAGAGTTTCCTCTTCAATACAAAACTCTATTGCTGGTCAAGCTGGTGTATTAAAGAACAAATTACCGTTCTCAACAAACTTAACTGGTAATTTAGTTACTCCTGCAAATTGGAGCCATACATATAATATTGAAGGTATATCATCTACTGTAAACAAATTAGGTAGTGTTGTACAAGCTCCGGGTCGTATGCTCTCCACAGCATTAGTAAAGATACAAAACATTGTACCTAAGATTACCATACCTTCAGTTAGTAAGTTGGTAGGGGCTTATGCACCTAATATGCCTGCAGTAAGTAACATTATTGGTAATATACAATCCGCTGCTACCCCATTAAAAGCTGCATTAAGTACAGCACAAAGTACATTTGCAGCTGGTCAAGCTGCAGCTAATGCACTTGCAAGCAGTGCATCTACATTAACCGGTGGTTTAAACATAGTTAACACCGCTGCAAGTATACAGAATATTAATCAGGTAGTTACACAGAACGGAGTCATGGCAGCCTTAACTAAACAGAGTGCAACTTCGCTAACCTCTCTAAGTAACAATACAGTGGTGATAGCTGGTGGTAATCCTAATAACCAAGGAGTAACACCTGTTATGTCACTTAACACATTCGGTAAACCATGATAGAAAAATACAATAGCATTTATTTGGGTATAGTAGTACAAAACAACGATCCTGAGCATAGAGGGCGTGTTAAGGTATGGGTACCGCATGTATCTACTAATGTGTACAGTAAATGGAATCAGTTAAAACAAGATCAAACGTTTGCCTTTCCAGGCTCTCCAAACGGAGAAAATATAAGTGCAATTTTACCTCAATTACGAAACGACTTACCATGGGCAGAGTTTTCCAGCCCTATTGTAGGTGGTTCAACTGCTGGGTATTATAATGCTGCTTCAGATACCAACTCAGTTTCAGATGCACCTTTGTTTTACGGTCAACCTGGTACAAATTATACAAGCACTTCTTCAGCTACTAATATAGATCCTGAGAACAAAGGCGGCAAGCCAGGCGCTTTATATGAATCTCACCCGGTAAGCGATGCTTTTGGTAACACCGCTAAAATAAACAGCTTACATGTTAACCCTAATGCGAGCACCTATAAACCAGCTACCTATTCTAACTCAGCTAAAGGCATATTTTCAGTACCCAATGTAGGTGCACATGTATGGGTATTTTTTAGAGATGGTATGCCGATGTATCCAGTTTATTTTGGTGCAGCTTTCGGACAAGAAGATATTAAAAGCATATTTAAATCAGGAGACGGTTCTTATCCTGATTATCCTGGTGTTTACGAAAATAAGAGTACTAATGTAACTTCAGACAATTCTATTTACCGTAATAAAATGGTTGTTAACCAACGCGGTGCAGCTATAGAAATTATTAACACTACTGATAGAGAGTCTTATAAAGTAACTCACTTTAACGGCGGTTATTATGAACTTAATAATCATTATACTGCTTTATTTAATCCTAAGAACTATCAGTCATTAACATTAGCAGATAAGTTTGAGACTATTAACGGAAATAACAGTTTGTACGTAGGTAGAGACAATGATTATATTGTACAGGGCGATCATTATTTAAAGGTAGGTAACTTTAACTTTGATGCTTTAGCTTCATGGGCTAATACATACAACGGACTTGGTAATGTAACTGATCCAAATATGCTTAGCAACATGTTATTAAGCTCTACAGATGTTCTTACAAATCAAGAAAAACAGATGGGGTTTGGTGGTAATAGTTTTGAGTTTATTACTAAACATAAAGTAATGACTGTTGGGTTACAACAAAACACTGCTCCTTCCTATGCATTTGGACCAGATTTACTCAATCCTTTTAATGTAGTAACCAGTGTTTCACCAAACATACTTGCTGGTTATTTTCAGCCTATTACAGAAGCATTTAATCGTTATAGTGAATTGTATGTACCGGATATGCCCGGTGGTAACTTAGATATATTTGCAATGAGCAGATTTAAGGTGCAGTCCGGAGCGGGTGGTATCGGGTTACAAACTACAGGTAACGTAAAAATGGTAGGTGGTATCGTAGATGTAAGAGGCGATCAAATTAATGTCGGTGCTGCTGGTGGTCAAGTAGCTATTAACGGCAGTTTAGTAAACATTTCGGGGGACGCACTTGTATTAAAGAGTAATATTAGTAAACAAGTAGTTGTAGATAGTACTTTAGGCGTTTCAAAGAACGTTATTATCGGTGGTGGTGCATATGTAGAAGGTGAATTGTTCGTAAACCATGTAACTGCACCGGTAGAATACCAGGTAACTGAAAACACTCAAATTGTTGCTACAGGGCCTGTAACTAACCCAGCCGGCATACCCGGCTTACCTTCTTCTGGTTGGAACATAAGACAAACTGATATAATCGGAACATTAAACCTATCAGTCATTAGCGGTAATCTTGCTAATACGGGCAACACAGCTGTAGTAGCAATAACAGTAGGTAGTACAGCAAGTCTTAACGGTTTAGGTTCTGGTATCTTACAAATCGCACAACCACACTCTCACGTATTTAAGAATATACCTTTAACTCTTAAGAACAAGCCTGCAATTGAAGGTGTATTGGTACCAGGTCCTAATGAGTTTAATAAATACGCAGCTGAAACAATAGGTGTCAAAGATGGTACCGCTATTGGTTCTGAAGCACGTTTTGACGGTAGAGAATCAGTAGTTGGTATACCACCACCTTCACTGTTTGTAGTGGGTTCAGACGGTTTACCAACTAATTTCCCGAATGGTCCTGGTTCTAATGTTTCAGGACCACGCGTTAAAGCACTGGGTGTTTAAGACCGTGGTAATACGTTATTGGTAGTGATAATCTGAACAGGTTCTTTAGTCTTAATCTTAAGATTGTTTGTCTTAAAGAACTTGTTAGGTACATTAGCAATAGCTTGACCAATAGATGATACTGGATACTTTTGGCCCTTCTTAGAAGCATTAAAGTTATAAGCTCCGTTCTTAATAGAGTCAATAACAGTAGCTACATCATCATCTTCTGGAATCTGTAATACCCAACCTACTAAATCCTTAGTAATGATCTTGTTAGTGTCAGATACGAGCATAACATATTGCTGTTTTGGCTTTGGCTCCCTCTCTTCATCGTTACCAGTTTCTTCAGAAGCATCAACTGCTTCTTCTGTTTGTGCTGCTTCATCAACAGCTACAGTATTGCTACTTAAGAGATCAAGGATTTCATCAATCTTTTCTTGATCTTCAATAGTTTTTTCTAAAGCAGATATAACTAGTTGTAATTTAATAAACTCTTCTTTTGACATAGTATGTATTGGTTACAGGTACTATGTTATACCATATTTTTACTTTATCAAGTATAATCCTTGGATTTTTCTTGTTTAAACACAGTACATACATAAGTATAAATAATAATATGAAGTTTCAAGAGTTGATGGAACAATACGGAATGATTAAACAGGAAAAAAGACTGTTCTACCCTCGTAATTTTAATTTATCAGAAGGGTTTATTAAAGCCCTTAAAGCAGAAATCGCTTTACAAGAAAAATCAGGTATTGATGCTGATAAGTTTGCCCATAAACTTAATAGAGCGTTACAGTTTCATATCTCTGAACACAAAAAAAATCCCTCGCCAAGCAAGGGATTTGATAGTTAATTAACTTCTAATTAGAATTTGTGAGATAAAGAAACTGTGTAGTAAGTTACTTGACCTTTTGTTGATGTAATATCTGTACGATGTACCCCACCAAGCAATGAAGCAGTTACTTCCTTTGTTCCATAAACTAAACCAAGCCCGGCTTGTGCATACTTCTTATCAGCATAGAACTGAGGAATTGTAGCAGAACCAGGGTTGTTACAACCTAAACCAACTGTTGGTACTACTTTAAGTGCACCAGCTACTGGAATTGGAGTGCTGAGATTGCCTTCATAACTGTTGTTGCGGTTCTTAGAATCAAATAAAGTACGTACATTCCAAATAACGTAATTTGTTAGTTTACCGTCTAAACGTACAAACGGTAGCGTATCGTTTTGTGCACCAGGTAATGAAATTACTGCTGCAGTATGAACGAAATCTGCTCCTAATGTAAGTTTAGCAAAATCAGATGTGAATACATAGCCGACTTTACCAATCGTGTACTTAAGACCAGATTGTGTTAAAGTAGGCTTTGCAAGCATTACTGTTTGACTGTCATATGTTGTCCAGGTTTTTACCCCGATTAAAATTCCGTCTACGTCAACGTTAGCAGCTGCTGCAATAAAGTTGCTACCAGGTGCGTTCACGCCTTCAAGAAAGAACTTGGATTCAAAACCAACTGTAACATCGCCTGTTACTGGAACAGTACTGGATGTTTGCGCGTTAGTAATTGTTGCCCCTAAGGCTAATAATATAATTGTTAATAGTTTCTTCATGCCCTATATTTTATATAAATAAAAGTAAAAATCAACATTGCCAATCATAAAAAAATAAAAAAACCCCTGCACCGAAGTGAGGGGTTAGTTGTTTGTGGGTGTGACTCAGATTAGAACTTGTAGGAATAGCCTACTGTATAACCTGTTACTTGAGTTGCTGAACTTGTAATATCGCCACGTTGTGCGAATAAGTCAGCTTCTAAACCTTTCCAAGCAAGACCAAGACCTGCATCTGCATACTTCTTGTTTAATTTAAGAGCAGCAATTGTTGGTGCGCCTGGATCATTGAAACCAAGACCGACA